TTCAGCCGGGAGGCGCGCGAGCTCGCGGGACGAAAGCTCCGTAGGCAGCAGTCGCTTCACCTCGCGGCTCTGCAGGGCTTCTTCAAAAGGGAGCGGTTCGGAGAAGAGCATGGCGAAAAGGATGAGGGCGGAAGGATGAAGGATGAATGGCATCATTTGGGGGAGATGATGAGTTCTCCGAAGGTCGCTTTCGGCTGCAATCGGTGGTTGACGGCCCCGTTCCGGGTGGTGACGCGGCTGATCCGGCAGGCGCGAAAAAGACGGCGATTGAAGGCGCTGTCGTCGACCGTCAACAACCAGCGGCCCTTGAGGCCAGCCAGGTTGCCGCGCAGATCCTCCATCTGTCCTTCGTTCCAGCCCGCGTAGTTCTTGGGCTTGGCGTGAAGGTACGGCGGATCGAGGAAGAAGAACGTGGTCGCGGCGTCGTAGAGTTTGAGACACCGATCGTAGGGCAGGTTCTCCACGACGACCCGGTCCATCCGATCGTGAAACCGTTTCAGATGCTCCATCGCGTTGACGCTCGAGATCGCGGCCCCTCCCCCGTTGGTGCGCGACACAGCAAAACTCGTCATGCCGCCTGCAAAGGAAATCTTGTTGCGGACGAACCACCGGGCCGCGCGCTGGATCTCCGTGAGGCCGGGCTGGCTCATGAAATCGAAAAGCACCTTGCGCGAACCGATTGCCCATTCCATTTCCTGCAGGAGCGCCGGCAGATGGTACTGTGCACACCGATAGAGCGAGACCAGGTCGCCGTTGAGATCGTTGACAATCTCCAGCTCGCTCCGGGGTTTCGCCAGGAGAAGCGCCAGCCCCCCCGCAAAGCACTCGCAGTAGCAGACGTGTTTCGGGATCCGTGGGAGGAGTTGTTTCAACAGGCGCGACTTGCCGCCCGGCCAACGAAGAATGGGTTTGAAGGGGATTTTCATAAGCCGTTCAATGTGTCGCGAGTGGCTCTCCTGTCGGTCTGGCTTGCAATCTCCACGGCGGCGCTATTGCCGCTTTCGGTTTCGGTGGTCTTGGTCGTCGGTTCCTCGATCGAGAACTTGCCGGCGGCAACCTGCTCGAGGAGCTTGATCGCTTTGTCGTGCGCGTCCTGTCGGCCCGCCGCTGGCGTCCTGCCGACGCGCATCGGGATCCGCACCGCCAGGATGTCGAGGGCCGTCGCCAGGAGTTTCTGCGGAATCGTGCCGGCCGCGCCGAGCGCGTTCGCGGCATATCCGCCCACATATCCCCTCACCAGGTCGGTCACCTGGGCGATGGACGGCGCAACGGGATCCGCCTGGCCGACCTTGAGCGCGGCGGCGCGATAGGCTTCGAGCTCCGCGCTCGAAAGCACGGTGACCAGGTCGGTTTCGGCGATGGTGATCCAGGCCATGGCAGGAAAGGATGAAGGCGGAGGGATGAAGGATGAATAAAACAGCCAGGCCGCGCCCGGGCTTTATGGCACCGGGCGCGGCATCGGCTGCAGGGGTTAGCTGATGGTGAACTGACGGATGCCGAGCGTGCTCGTGATCTTGAGCTTCTCGTAATGCTCCACGACGATCTCGTAGAGCTTGGCCGAGAGCTGGCGCTCGTAGACCCGGAACCGCTGGCCGCCTTCGCACGGCGTCCAGAATCCCTTGATGTTGCTGGGATCCTCCTGGTCGGCTCCCGTCATGGCGTTGAACATCAACACCAGGTTGGCGACGATTTCCGTCTTCGTGGCGGCGGCCGACTGGTAACGCTCTTTCGAAACGAACACCTGGTCAACGCCGAGAAACGCGGCCACTTCCTGGGCGCTGAGCCCCGCCGAGGCGAAACCACCCGCGGTGGATTGGGCCCGGTGCGAGAGGATGCGCTTGCTCCAGGCGGTATCGCCATAACCCACGCGGGTCGCGGAAATTCCGCTGGCCGTGCGACCGGTCACCAACTCGCTGAGAACGTCCTGATCGGGATCCTTCCCCGATGAGACGTCCCACGTCTTGGCGGTATTGGTGGCGGCGGCGCTCAAGAGCGCGATCGCCCGGCGCAGTTTGTTGCGCAGCAGGCGGCGCAGGAGTTTGGCCGTCTTCTGTTCGCGCCAGGTGGTCAGGTTGGAGACCTGGTCGAGATCGACGCAGATCTTGAGCCCGCGGTTTTCGGTCTTCTCATTGACCATGTTCGAGCTCCCTTCGACCTTCTTGAAGTCTCCGCCGATCGCGCGCAGGTCGTCTTCCGTCTCGGAATAGAATTCCTCGGCATTGACGGCGGCTGCGTACTCGAATCGACGCGGCACTTCGACGCCGGGCGCGAAGAATTCCACGGAGGCTTCGATGTTGTTCGGATCGCGATAACCGACCGCATAGGTGGTCAACGGCTCCGAGAAATAGGCCTCGGTGAAGAGGCTTTCGTTGGCCGCAACGATGCGGTCATGGACGAACTGACCGTCATCGAGCGGCACGAGCGGCAAGCGTTCGGCATGGCGAATGTTCGCCGCAATGAGACGGGCCGCTTTGTGGCAGGCCCGGTTTGTCAGGATGTTTTTCATGATGGATGTGAGTTTGTGAGGGTTTCGGATTTTAGGGTTCCTCCTTGGCCCGCCCCCGCCCGCGATCGCGGCGCGGGGGACGGGATTAAGGCAAAACCGTGGATCAGGCGGCGATGGTCACCACCTTGGCACTGGTGAGAGCGGCCTGCAGAGCCCGCACGTCGTCGGCGAGTTCCTCGCACTTGTCGCGCAAGGCTTCGCATTCGGGACCGGTCGCTCCACCCGCGGTGAACGTGAGCGCGGCGATTTCGCCGTTGGTGTTACCCAAGGCAGCGATCACGACCAAGCGCTCGGGCACGCAGGGCTCGACCTCGACCTTGTCGCCATCCGCTCCCGCGGCCGTGCGGGCGACGCCAACGCGGTAGAAGATACCGGCCGTGGTCGGTTCGTCCTGGATTTTTCCGTTGGCGGCGGTGAACACCTCCGCGTTTGCGGCGATGGCCTCGGAGGCGATCATCAGCTGCGTGCCTTGTACCCCGCCCAGGAGCTGGACCGAGACGAGGTCTTCGGCCGCAGTGGGCGAATCGGGACAAATACCCATGGGGCGATCGCTGGCCCCATTGACAGCGATGTGGTTTACATCGCTGCCTTGCTTCACCAGCAGATGGCGAGTAGCGATGGCCGCATCAGCGCGCTTGTTGAGGGCGGAGGTTTCGTGGGTACCTTCGCCGATGTTGGCAGCGATCAGGCGGGTGCGGTTTCCAATCTTTCGCGCGAGCCACACGCACAGGGTGGCGACGAGCGCTGCCAGGAGAATAACCCCTAGCAGAGTGAACAGGAACATTTTCATGTTTCTTGGATTTGCGGACTTTGGGGTTCGGTTGGTTGTGCCGAGGGCGATCAGCCTTTGGCGTTCTTGGGCCGCCTGTCGCCCTCCTCGGGTTTCTCGGCGGTCTTCTGTTTGGCGAGGTTCGCGTCATGCGCTTCCTGGCGCGTGACGACTTCTTCGGCCTGATCCCTGGTGAGACCGGCACGAATCTTTTGCTGCACGAGCACCTCGCGGGCGCTCGACGCGGAATTGGTTTCAGTGTTCATGCGATTATCGGATTGAGGTTTTGGGGTGATTGCGTTTCCGGGGATCGGAACGAAGATTGCCTACTTCGCGCCTGGCTTCTGCATGGCTTCGAAGACACCCTTGAACTTCGGGTCCTTCTTCACGCCATCGAATGCCGTGGAATAATCCTCGCCGGTCTTGCTCATCCGTTCGTTGACGGCGGTGAGGATCGTCGCCTGGCGTTCCTGGGCATCGGCCACTACCGGTTTGCGGACGGAGAGATCGCCCAGAGGATTGCCCTCGGGGTTCAACTTCTTCTTTTCCGCCGCGAGATTGCGCTCCGCCTCCGCGAAGTTGGAATTGAAGGCGGTCTCGTACCGGGGACGATCGGACGGAGGAAGGCGTCCTTCGTTGATCGCCACATCGAGCAGAAGCTTCGCGCGGGCCTGGCGTTCGTTGGTGGCGGACGTCTCGGCCTGTTTGCGGGCATCGTCGGCTGCCGCGATCTTCGCGGGCACCGCAAGGATGGTGGCATGGAACTCCTCATTGGTCGCGGTATCGGCCAGCCCGAGCGCCTTGAAAGCGGCCTGGCGGCGTTCATTGGCGGCGACTTCTTCCGCTTGCTGATCGCGTTCGACCGCTTGGATGCGCTCGCGGATCTGCTGATCGTTGGCCGCAACGTTCAGGTCGAGCACCTGCAACAGCAGGGTCCGGGTTTCCGCCGGGGTCAACGCGGCCGGGGCCGCGCCTTCGTTCGCCGCGATCAAACGGATGCGACGCAACAGGGATTTCAGGATTGATTTCATCATGGATTTTTGGGGTTTGGGTTTCTTTGGCCTCCGCCCGGAAGCCGGTAAAAACGATCGAGTGATCGAGAATTGCGGGCGAGCGGCCGAGATCCTCGGCAATTGAGCGCCCAAGGCTGGACCTTCTGGATGTTGGGAAAATTGGTGAGACCCACGGAGATGAGTTCGCACGGCTCCACGATGCCGCCCGGCCTCCGCTTCAGAACCCAGACGGGCGACGGATATAGATAGTAGCCTTCCTTCAGGTTCTGCTGACCGAGATCGTTCCAGGCGACCTTGCTATAGAGCCCGTCCTCCCGGGCTTCCATCGCTGTGATCTTTCCATAGCGCCGTTTATCCGGGTACTTGTTCGGGTCGACGTCGGGGTGCCCCACAAAAACCGGTACGCCCCGAAATAAGCGTCCCATCCGACCCAACAAGGAATTGAAGGCGGTCACCATGGTCTCGCCCTGGTCGCGCGCGACCCGCTGAAGTCCGACCTGATTGTCGAATTCCCCCCAGGGGCAAATCTGTAACCAGGGGGAATTGTCGATGGCACGTTCGTTGGTGGCGCCAATTCCACGGACGGACCATCCGTAGAAGGGGGTAAAACCCGCCGATGACGCATTTTCGGCCAAACGGGCGCGAGACCCCTTTGCAAAACGCCACAGTTCGTTGCATTTCGGGGTCAGTACGCGAAGTCGGGTGCGCATACCCCTGAAACGGTCCTGGGCCAACGTGGCGCGAATGTCGGGGGTTTTCGTCATTTCGGGTTTTGGTTTGTGGTTTGAGGCCGTCCTGCCAGGCCGTCCGCCATCGCTGCACCCATGATGTCTTCCCATATTTTCACGGTGGCGGGGGCGGCATTGATCTTCTTGAGGAGGGCCGGGAGTTCGGTCTTGAGGGCTGACAGGGCTTTGGAGAGATCCTGATCGTTGGCCTCCAGGGCGGCCTGGAGTGCCTTGCGAACCGGAAGCAGGGTGTCGGCCTGGGCCTGAGCCAGGCGCATGCGCGCCGCGGCGAGGAACTTACCCACCGTTGGATCGTCCGCCAGTCGCATGGCCCTGCGTTCGTTCTGTCCGTTGAACGGGGGAAGCTGGATTCCAGGGTCCGGCGACGGCGGACGCACGGGCGTGAGCAACGGATCCTCCGGCTTGGGTTGGGGACGGCCGTAACGCTGGAGTGCATCCGCGATGGAAAGAGGAGCGCCTGCATCCACCAGGAAACGGTCCACTTCCAGATCCTGTTTGACGTCCTGGCTCTTGGGAACGGTGAGCTGGATATACGCCAGCGGGTGATCCACCCCGAGCTGGTGTTCCAGAACCATACCGTCGAGCTTCCACAAGGTCTCGGAGATGAGCTGGCAGTCGTCTTCGACAAGGATTTCGCCTTCACCCTCCTGGGGATTGGCTCCGACCGCGTCGCCTTTGGCAAGCGTGCTGAGATCCCCACCGCGCCAGATCGCCGCAAGGCAGCGGTCCATGCGATCCACCAGCTTCGGATAGGGCAGTTCGCCGCTGGCGCTGAAATCGATCTTCTCGATCACGTCGTCGAGACCGGTGACGCAGGCGAAATCCGCCGCGATCGCCGCTACGGCCGCCGTCATGTTGTTCCATTCCTCGGAGCCCTTGGCCGATCGGGTTTTACCCTGCACGCCGGGCATGCCGTGACGTTCGTTGTAGATGACCCAATCCTTCAGCGACAGATGCTTGAACATGTACGCGATCGCGCAGGATTCCATGAGCCCATCGCCGTAAGTGATGAGCCAGGAATTGGGATCCAGGGCTTCGCCATCGAGCGCGAAATCCTCTTTCAAGAAACGGAGCTGACCGGTGCGATTTTCGAAGAACCATAGCGGAACAAACTGAAAATCGGCGGTGAGTCCTTCGGTCGACGGCTTCCACTGAATGTAGTGGACGGCGTATCGTTTGGAGACTGCGTCCATCATCTGACGGACCAGCAACTGGAAACCGCCGGTCATGTTCCGCTCGAGCGCGTGCGTGGCGGTCAGGTTATTGTAGAAGAATTCGAGCGCGGCCTTTTGCTTCTGGGCCGCGGGCGAATCATCCAGCGTGAGAATTTCCCAGGGACGGCGGGCCACCGCTTTCTTGCGCTTGGGAGCCACGCACTTGAGGATGTCGTCGCGCCGCTCCATGATGTCCCACAAGAGCGCGGTCTCGCGCAGGTTGCCGGCTTCGAATTCGTCGAGCTGCTGTGCCAGCCGATCGGGCTGCAGCTGGCGAATCGGATTGAACCGGCTCTGCTTGTTGCGCTGCACGCGCTCTGGAGTGATCGGATTACTCATACCAGTACCCCTTTCCGTCGACCGATTCGCGGGGTGTTGTTAAGACCGCCGAATGAAACCGTCACGCGCTGGCAGGCAAAAGGCACAATCGGACTGCTGCCCGCTTCGACCGCCAGGGCGAAGCTCCAGAAATGGTCGGCGTGATTTTTTGGATCGCGGGTTGCCGCGATGCTGACGCGGCCACCAGGGGAAACCACTTTTTCAGGTTTGCGAAGATCATCCCGAAGTTCAGCGTCGACGGGATGCTGAATCCGTCGGTCCTCGTAGACCGTGAGCAGTTCGGTGGCCATCGCTTCGGTGACCCGGACGGTCTCCTGCTTGCGCCCATCCTGTCTGATTCGGTCGGTGATCGGCACGCTGCTGGAAAAGTTCACGCCCTGCACGCGGCCGGTTCCAAATTCATCCTGAGAGTACTCCACGAGCCCCAATCCGATCCCCGTCATGTCGATCGCCGCGCGACGCGCTTTCGGCATCGAGTAGAAGACTCCGAGGCGGCGTTGCTGGTCCGGCAAACGCATTCCCTCCAGCCGCAGAATGGCGCGGATCAAGAACATGCGGTTCAGGAGTTCGGCGATCGACAATACCGTGATGTCACGATAGCGGCCGACATCCCCGCCGAGGTAGAGATCGCCAACCGCCTCGCGCATGAAACGCAAGGCCTCGGGACTCCAATCCTGGCAGCAAATGACACCCACATCCTCGCGTTCAGCGCTCGCGATGAGATCCGTGGTGAGAAGGATGGTGTTTTCATCCGTGAACTTGCATTCGTAGTTTTGATCGTACGCGCGCTTATCGCGCGACCGAGCGCGCGCCTGCTCGGGCGTGATCGGCTCGCGCGTGTTCGGATCGAAGACCTTGACCCCCTGTTTCCAGGCTTCCGTACGGGTGACACGGGAAACCTTGAAATCACCACTCGTCACCATCTCATAGAACATGTTGTGCTTGCCGTTACCGGTGGAGGCGATGCGACAGAGGAAGTCCTGGTTGCTGGAGAGAATCGGCTCGGCGGCTTCCCAAATGGCGCGGCTGTCCTCGTGGAAAGCGAACTCGTCGAGAATGAGATCGCCGCTGAAGCCGCGCGCGGTCCGCGGATTGGCGGCGAGCACCTTGATGCGGCCGGTTTTTCCGCCCACGGTGATCCGCACCTCGAAGCGCATATTCTCGTAGCGCAGGTCGGGCGATTGATCCTCGGTCTCGATGACCCGGCCGAGCAGGCGGCAAACCTCCTCGCACTTGACGACGAACTCCGCGCCGTTGTCGCGGGAGTTCGAGAGCACCGTGACCAGGCGGCCCGGTCGCGTGAGCAGGCGATCGACTGCCCACGCCGCGAGCGTGAAGCTTTTTCCGATCTGGCGGGACCAGTGAAGAATGAGCAGGCCACTCGTGCGGTCCATGAAAATCGGCTTCTGATATGGGCGGAAACGAATCACCCCTTCCTGCTCGGCCGCGACGGCGCGCTCTTTGCGGCGCTGGGTTTTGACCTGGCGCTGGCTCATTCCGGCACCTCCCCGAAAAGCTTCTTGCGGACGGCCTGCAGCTTCGCTGCATCGTCCATGCCGCGAGCGTTGGCGATCTCCCGCAAAGCGGGCAGATGCGCGAGCGCTGCCTTGGCCGCATCGAACTCGAACTTCTCCCGTTCCAGGGAAATCTGTTCCTTATTCAACGCCTGGGCATTCGCTTTCAGCGCGAGACCGAAGAGGTCCTTCACCATCTTCGCATCCGGCATCGGAGAACTGGCGACCGACACCACGGTCTGCTTGATGGAGTCGATGATGGCCTCGTCGAATTGCCCTGGCGCTTTCTTCGCATCTTGTGCGATCGCTTCGGCCTGGGCGACAGCGCGACGGCGGCGTTCGAGAAGCGCCGGAACGCAGACCTTCTCGTAGAAACGGGACAGGGAGGCATTCGAGGTCTTCACCTTGAATTCCTTCTGCAGGAGGGTGAGCACCTTCGCCTGGGGAAGACCGCTAAGAAGCCAATCGCAGAGCGTGGACATCTGCTCTTCGGGCAGGTTCAACAAGGTCGAATCGGCGCGCGGTTTCTTCATCCAGCAGCCTCCAGGATCCGAGCTTTCCCCTCGGCGGCGCACTTCCAGCGCACGTCGCCCTCGACATGAACCGAGATGACCTGGCGCTTCTCCTCCAGCTTCGCAAGACGGCCGCGCAATTCGGACCGGGTCAGAATCCCAGGCAACTCCAGGTTGACGAAGATAAAGAGAGATCCCTCGGGAATGAGGGTTCCACCATTCGCATCAATCTGCTGCAGGATGATGAGATCGATCTGGTCGCTATTCATGACTCGATGACTCCGGTGGTTTTAAGGAGAGCTATGACCTTGTGGGGAAATTCTTCTGCCAGCAGGTTGAGGCGCTTCGTGATTTCCTGGGTGCGCTGTTCGCCGGCAGTGATGCCATTGGCAACATCACTCTTGATCTCGAGACGGAGGCGTTCCATTTCCGCACGACGCATGTCTTCTCGCTCGTCAATGTGATCGTAGAGGCGATCGCGGTCCCGACGATTTTCCTCGGTGTGTTTTTCCAGATCCGTCTTCGTGACCAGAGCTTCGCCGACTTTGACCTCCAGCGGTTGAGGATGGATCTCACGGCTTTCCTTTCGCATCCCTCGCCACAAACCGTAGGCGAACCCTCCGAGGGCGATAATAATCAGCAGAAAATCTTTGAGATGTTCGGGAGCGACGGTTTCCATAGAATTCACGAGATTTTGGCGGTTAACGGATCAGGTAACCGGACGAAGCACTTAACCGCGTCCAGACGGCGAAGACGGCGGGCGACTTCGTAACCTTCCGGTCCGCCGTCTTCGTTCGTGTTCCCTTCGACGGATTGGAAGCCCGAGACCATTGGGAGTTCCGAAGCATGGGTCACGATTCCCACGTGCGAAAAATTGAAGACCACGATGTCTCCCCGCGCGCGGTCCCGCGTGGGGCCAAAAACATGGCAATTGTTGTCCTCGCCCCATTCCTGGAATGCAAAGGCCCTGCAGAGACGCGGAACATGGAATGTCGAGGGAAAGAGAACGGGTGGATTTCTGGCCGCGAGTTGCCGTACCATTTCCTGGACACACCAGGAGACAAATGACGCACACCAGGGATAGCCCTCATCCCGCCTTCGCTCTGAAGCTTCGGCGCGGCAGGCCGGCTCTGGTACGTAGTCGTCAGCTTCGAAGAATTTCTTCAGGTCCTCGCCCCGGTTCGATCCATGCGGCGTCTCCTCCACGCCGAGCTGCGATTCGGCGATCCGCGCCAGCAAGTCGCCTGCGGAAAAGACATCGAGGCACATCCTCCTTCGCCAAGGCTTCGGCGGACAGGAAGGCACAGAGGCGGGGCGAGTGTTCATGAATCTCCTTTCAGTGAGTCGCCGGGCTTCAGATCCGTGCCGGCCTCCCGGACCTGGAGGGAGATATTCTCGCCGGTATTGGCTCGACTCAGCTCGCCACAAGTAGCCGGGGCTCCGACCGCATCCAGGCCGCCGAGCCGCTTGCCCTTGACGAGTGTCTCGCGGACTTGCTGAACGGACGAAAATCCGCACCGCGCCAGCACCGCGGAGGCATTGAAGTCCTCGCGCTGACCGATGCTGCGATGGGAAAGCGGATCGGCGTTCATGGCCCTCGCTTT